AAAGCCGCAGACGGGAGTGCAGTCCCATCCACGGCAAGCGTAAAAGCTCAATCTGATTATACCAGACATTTTGAAAATTGAAAAGGAGATTTTCACATGAACAAGAATGTATTTTCTCAGCTTGCGGCTGAGTTCGAGAAGATGGAAAAGACCATTGAGTTTCAGAGCAAGATCATCAAGGCTGCTACCGCTTACAAATCGACCTGTCCTTGTGGTTTCGACCAGTCTGCGTTTGAACTGCCTAAGTTGAAGCTGGACGATTGCTCCTGGGCCGAGATTGCTATGTATGCTCAGTCCGGCATGGCTGATAAGGTGTTCGCCCTGGGCGATACTAAGAAAATTACTCTGGCCGATGGCTCTGAAATCCATGTCCGTATTATTGACTTTAATCATGATGAAGATGATACCGGCTCGTTAATTCCCATCTCCTTCGAGTCTGTGGAAACCCTGAATGAAGACCATGTTATGAACGATAGCTACACGAACAAGGGCGGGTGGGAGAAGTCCAAACTTCGTTCCGTACTGAATGGCAATTTTTTCAACACCATGCTCCCTGATGATCTGAAAGCTGTTATCAAGCCCTGCGAGAAGTTGACCCGTACCAGTGGCGCAGACAATGCACCTCTTGGTAAGACCATCGACCATATTTTTGTACTCTCGGAGCAGGAAATCTATGGTCGCAAGATTTATTCCGGTGGACATGAAGGTTTCTGGTATGAGTGGTATCGGCAGGAAGATACCGAATATGGCAAGTGCAAGCAGAATGGTGAGCGGAATTGGCGGTGGGAGCGGTCGCCTTTTTCCGGCAACACCAACGGTTTCTGCCGTGTGGACAGTTCGGGCAACGCCGACTCTAACTCCGCCAGCTACAGTTATGGCGTGTCCTTCGGCTTCTGCGTTTAATCCAATATCCCGTAAATCCCGCCCCGGAAGGGGCGGTAAGAAAGGAAGTGAAATCATTGGGTAACACCAATCGAAAGGTTGGAACAGGCTTTGAAAAAGACCTGTGTGTTAGCCTTGCGGGGTACGACTTTTGGGCACATAACCTCGCACAGAACGCCCAGGGTCAACCATTCGATGTGATTGCCGCACGAAACGGAAAGACCTATCCCATTGACTGCAAGGTGTGTGAGAAAGACATTTTCCGTCTGGAACGAGTGGAAGAAAATCAGTATTCCGCAATGACCCTCTGGCGGCAGACCGGGAACGGCGAGGGCTGGTTCGCCCTGAGAATGACCACCGGTGAGGTGTGGTTCATTTCCTTCGAGAACATGGAGAGGGCCATGCTGACCCGGAGATCGCTGTACTGGCCGGAGATCAAGCAGTTCGGGATTACCCTGGAAGAGTGGGTGTCGAAATGCACATGACGGTTTCGAGCCAGCTCCGAATTGATGACCCCACCCCTGAGCTGCTGTCCTGGTGTAAGAAGAACCTGGTGCTGGCGAACCCGGACTACGCTAAGAAAGCCCGGATGAACTTCTACCTGGGGAATACCCCGCAAAAGCTGTACCTCATACAATGGGACGGCGACACCTTAGTGCTTCCCTATGGCTGTTTCAACGATGTTCTTCGGCTGGCCCCGTTCACTGATGTGTCCATGGCCTTTGCCCCGCAGCCTCGGGTTGACTACCGGTGCAACATTCCGCTCTATGATTACCAGGAGGCAGCGAAAGCGGCCCTGGCGGAGAGCGGGAGAGGGATATTACAAAGTCCTGCCGGTTCCGGGAAAACCCAGATAGGTATTGCCCTGGCCTGTGAGATAGGCCAAAAAACCCTCTGGCTGACCCACACCCGGGACTTGCTTTTGCAGAGCAAGAACCGAGCGGAACAGTACATGAGTCCGGCCTTGACTGGAACCATCACGGAGGGAAAGGTGCAAATCGGCAAGGCGATCACCTTCGCTACGGTGCAGACCATGTGCAATATCGACCTTGACCGGTACCGGGACACCTGGGGGTGCATCATCGTAGACGAGTGCCACCGGGTCGCCGGGACACCTACCGCAGTTACGCAGTTTTCCAAGGTGCTGAGTTCTCTGGCCGCAAAGCACAAATACGGCCTATCTGCCACGGTTCACCGGGCAGACGGTATGATTGCCGCCACCTATGCCCTCCTGGGCAAAATCGCCTATCAGGTGCCGGAAGAGGCGGTTGCGGACAAGATTATGACCGTCAGCGTTCTTCCTCGGCCTACCCGGGTTGGTCTGAGTAAAGATTTTCTGGACACGGACGGCACGATTATCTATGCCAAGCTGGTGAATTATCTGGCAGAGGACTTTTGCAGAAACGGTCAGATTGTTGGTGATCTGATGCTCAACTCCGGCCATTACAACCTCATTCTTTCCGACCGGTTGGCCCACCTGGAATATCTGATGGCCCATCTTCCGAAACACCTGAGAGATCAGGCCGTAATGGTGGACGGGAAAATGACTTCCAAGAAGGGCAAGGCGAAACGAGAGCAAGCCATTGAGGACATGAGGGCCGGGAAAAAGCACTATCTGTTTGCAACCTACGCTCTGGCGAAAGAGGGGCTGGACATTCCCCGGCTTGACCGGCTGTACCTGACCACTCCGCAAAAGGACTACGCCATTGTCACACAGAGCGTGGGGCGCATTGCCAGAACCTTCGAGGGAAAAGGAGAGCCGATTGTCTACGATTATGTGGATAACGGTATTCAGTATCTTGTCCGCAGCTATAAGAAACGATGCACTTCGTACCGTAAATGCGGCTGTAAAATTTTAGAGTGAAGGGGGGGGGTAAATGAAAACCCGTGAGTGTGATGTGGGCGGAGCAGTCAGGCTTCCAAAACAGTTTTATGAACGGCCTCTCACACTTGAAGAAAGCCAGTTTGCTTCGGAACACATCAATATTGTGTACCGCTATTTAAGACAGCAGGGTTTGAACTCTGATGAATGGTTCGATGTGGTTATTTTCCGGTATCTGTTAAGCGTAAAACGATACTTTGCACTTCCTGAATTGCAGAGATTGAAGTTTATCACGGTTGCCTGTTCCGCCATGCGTTCTGCCGTAGGGCATGAAAAACGGAAGAGAGCTTCTGAGCCAGTCACGGTCAGCCTATTTGATGTTATCCCCGGCACCGAAGACCTCTGCTATATCGACACAATAGCAGCCCCGGAAATCAATTAAGAAGAGGGTGAATAAATTGAAAATTACCTACAATGTTCAGGCTCCCGACAAACGGGGCTTTTCCAAGAGCGAGGAAGTCAAAGCCATTGAAGATTTCCTGACCAGCGGAAACGCAAAGAATATGTGCTTTGAGTATGACACCAAGGAAGAGGCAAAGAACAAGCTGGCAACCATTTCCGGCCACAAGCGTAAGTACAATGAGCAGCACTCGAAGGGGTATGACGCTTACCGGGTTGATAAGTGTATTTATATCATCCGTGGAGCTAAGGCGAAATGAAAGTCCTTGTAGCCTGTGAAGAGAGCCAAGCGGTATGTATCGCCTTTCGGAAATTAGGGCATGAAGCCTATTCTTGCGACACGCAGGAGTGTTCTGGTGGACACCCGGAATGGCACATTAAAGGAGATGTTCTTCCGCTTATCAATGGCAATAAGCCGTTTATCACGATGGACGGTGATCTTCATGCCATTGTTGGAACCTGGGATTTATTGATTGCCTTTCCTCCATGCACCTATCTAACCAATGCGGGTTCAGTTCGATTACGGGTAAAAGGGGAAATCAATAAAGAGAGAATGGCGAAAGCCATTGAAGCAAAAGCGTTTTTCATGCGATTTCTGGAAGCAGATTGTCAGAAAATCTGTGTTGAGAACCCTACTCCCGGAAAAATTCACCAGCTACCACAATATACCCAAGCAATACAACCATGGTGGTTCGGACACCCTTATACGAAACGCACTTGCCTTTGGCTTAAAAATCTCCCCCCCCCTTACCCCTACCGATATTATTCGGGAAGGAGTTACACCGTATGTTAATGGAGGTTGCAAAGACGCTCATGGAAATTACCGGAGATTTCAAGGAAGAAATGAGCGTGACCCCAAAACTCGTTCAAAAACATTTCCGGGTGTTGCACAAGCAATGGCTCAACAATGGGGAGGTGATATGAATGGATAATCTTTTTATCTTTGACTGCGAGGTGTTTGCTTTTGACTGGCTTTTTGTGTTCAAGCACAAGGCTACCGGGGAATACACCGTAATTCACAACGACAATGAGGCAGTTAAACAGTTCATGGAGCAGGAACCTCTTTTGGCCGGGTTCAACAATAAGCACTATGACCAATTCATTCTGAAAGCAGTCCTGGCGGACTACACGCCGGAAGAGGTGAAGGTGGTCAATGATTTCATCATCGTCCAGGGGCATGAAGGGTGGGAACACCCTGATCTCCGTGAGAGCCGGGTCTACTTTGACCAGTATGACCTCATGGACGATTGCCAGATGGGATTGTCCCTGAAAGCAATCGAAGCGCACCTGGGCATGGATATTCGGGAAACCACTGTGTCCTTCAATCTCGATAGGCCATTAACTCCCGAAGAGTTGGAAGAGGTCATCTTCTACTGCAAGCATGATGTGGACGCAACCGATAAGCTGGATGATCTTCGGCAAGGCTACCTGTCCAGCAAATTGACCCTGGGCAAAGAAAAGGGTATCTACCCGGCCAAGGCTCTCTACATGACCAACGCCAAACTGACCGCTGCCTATCTTGATGCGGAGCAGAAACCCCACTTTGACGAGCGGGAATACAAATACCCGGACACGCTGCTACGGCAGTATATCCCCCAGGAGGTATTTGATTTCTTTGACCGGCTGAAAGACATGAGCATCCCGAGCGAGGTGGTGTTCAAGGAGAAGCTGGAAATCATGGTTGGTGACTGCCCTTGCACAATCGCCTACGGCGGTATTCACGGGGCCATTCCCTGTTACCGGGAGGAAGCCACGGAAACCCGCACCATTCGCAATAAGGATGTTGCCAGCTACTATCCTCACCAGATGATCTTGAACGGGTATTGTAGCCGCAATATTCCTTCCCCGGATGTGTACGCTGCCACCATTGAGCGGCGGGTCAAGGCGAAAAAGGCCGGGGACAAGGCTACGGCCAATGCCTTGAAGCTGGTGCTGAACACCACCTACGGTGCCATGCTGAACAAGTACAATGACCTCTATGACCCTCTCATGGGCCGGTCAGTGTGTATCTCTGGTCAGTTGCAGCTTCTCGAAATGGCCGTCCATCTTATTCAGGATTGCCCTACGCTGAAAATTATCCAGCTAAACACCGATGGCATCATGGTCAGCCTTGATGACTCCGATGTTGCCCGGTATCAGGAGATCACCGGCGAATGGGAACAACGCACCGGCTTCGAGCTGGAAGAAGACCTGATAAAGATGATTTGCCAGAAAGATGTAAACAATTATGTGGAAGTCCCATTCGAGGGTGACCCTAAAATCAAGGGCGGAGTCCTGGTTCGAGGGATTGCCCCGGCAGGAGCGTTTAATGTCAACAACAATGCCTGTGTGGTTGCCAGAGCAGTCAAAGACTGTCTGGCCTATGGGGTTCCTGTGGAACAGACCATTATGGAGTGTGACAAGCTGCTGGATTTCCAACTGATTGCCAAGGCCGGGAGTAAGTATGGTGATGCTCTCCATGAGGTTGACGGAGAGTTACAGGTGGTGCAGAAGGTCAACCGTGTCTATGCCACTGACGATCACCGCATGGGGACGCTCTACAAGATGCACCTCTCAACCGGTAACCCCGTGAAGATTGCCGGGTTGCCGTCAAGATGTGTGGTGGACAACGACAACCGCCTTTCCATCGAAGTCGTTGACCGTGACTGGTATATCCGGCTGGCAAAGCGATATGTCCGAGATTTTCTCGGGATAAAGCCGCCGAAGCGGAACACCAGGCGAGTGAACAAGGTTAAGAGAGAGCTGACAGCTCTGTTGGAGGGGTGATTTTCTGGAAATGCTCTCCAATGGTATTGAAAAATAAATCCAGTAGAAGAGGTGAAGCGATTTTTGAAAATAGGAATGTGGTCTGACTCCATCAACTTTCCTAATCTCCCTCTTATGAAATTATCTTCCTATCACAAAGAACAGGGGGATAGCGTTGAATTGATAAAAGAAGGTGAACATTATGACAAAGTTTATTTGAGCAAAGTGTTCAATTTGCCTCTTTTAAGCAAAATCCCTCAATCTCCTCCTATGTTCCATGCAGATGAAGTAATACGGGGGGGACAGGATATGCGATAAAAGTGGAAGGTGGCAAAGAAGTATTTCACCGTGAATTGCACGAGAATTTGCCAGTTGAAATTGAACACCGCTATCCCGATTACTCTTTGTTTCCGCAATATCAAAATACGGCTTATGGTTTTTTAACCCGTGGCTGTTGTAATGACTGTTCGTTCTGCATTGTATGCCCAAAAGAAGGAAGCCAAAGTATTCAGGTAGCAGATTTAAGTGAGTTTTGGAACGGGCAGCGGGAAATCAAACTTCTCGACCCGAATTTGTTAGCTTGCCGAAACAGAGAAACGCTTCTAAACGAGCTAATTGAAAGCGGTGCCAGTGTTGATTTCACCCAGGGAATTGACGCCCGATTTATCACTGATGACATTGCCAGACTCATCAATCAAGTCAAAATCAAAACAATTCATTTCGCTTTTGACTTTATGAAAAACGAAAAGGCGATCATTCGAGGATTGGAGTGCTTTAAGAAACATTACCGTGGTTCAGACAGAAATATACGGTGTTATGTTTTGACGAATTATGATACTTCTCACGAAGAGGACTGGTATCGGGTACGCTCTCTGACTGAACTTGGATATCAGCCTTATGTGATGATTTATCAGAAAGGCACCCATGATCGTTTTCTAACAGACCTTGCCAGATGGAGCAATTCACTGTTTCTAAACAGAGCGGTTTCATTTGAGGATTATGTTCCACGCAAAGACGGAAAATCTTGCCGAGAACTCTATCCAGAAATTCTAAACAAAAAGGAGATTATTGCTATGCCAGTGAAAACTGAAAAGACCCCCGCCCCCGCCGTTGATTACAGCGGCATGAACATCTGCCGGAAGTTGCAGATTGCCCGGTTGAAGTTCCTGCAAGCCGGAGTGAAGAAGACCGGCAAGAACATCCACTTGGAGTTCATGTACTTCGAGCTGGCCGACATTGTTCCCGTGGCCGAGGCTATCTTCACCGAAGTGGGCCTGTTGATGGTTCCCACCTTCGGCAAGGAGTACGCTGTTGCCAAGGTCTTCAACTGTGATGACCGGGACGAAGAGCCTATGACCTTCGAGGCCCCCTTCACCCAGATCGCTCCCATCGTGTCCAACAGCGGCAAGGTGGTGACGAACGAGATGCAAGCCCTGGGCAGCTCCCTCACCTATATGCGCCGGTACCTGTGGCAGCTCGTCCTTGACATTATCGAGGCCGACAGCATCGACAACACTTCCGGGGTCGGTGAGGACACTCCCACCCCTCCCCCGACTCCCAAGCCCACCAGAAAGGCCCCTGTGACCCCTGAGCAGCGCAAGGAGATCAAGACCGAGCTGACTTCCGCCCCGGAGGGTGCCGCCAGTGAGGAACAGGTCGCCACGCTGAAAGCGGAGCTGAAAAAGCTCATGGAGCTGGATGCGGAGCAGGAGAGCTTTGTCCAGAATGTGGCCGTGAAGACCGAGGGCTTCACCAAGATCACCGCCGATGTGTGTGACCAGCTCATTTCCGGTGTCCGGGAGATGCTGGCAGCGTATGACACGCAGGAGGGTTGATGATGGAATGGGTTGACAACAAAATTCAGATTGTTCCCCCGAAGCGGCCCAAGAAGCTGACCGCTACCCGGTTCGCTACCATCCTCGGCCTCAACCCCTGGTCTACTCCCTTTGAGGTCTGGTGTGAGATCACCCGCACCTACCAGAAGCCCTTTGAGGACACGATCTACACCATTGCCGGTAAGACCATTGAGCCGAAACAGGCTGAGTACATGAAGAACACCTACTTCATGACCAATCTGGTCACCCCGACCGACATTTACGGGGAGAACTACTTCCAGAAGACCTTCGGTGACTTCTTCTCCGACACGCCGGTACTCGGCGGTATGTGGGACTACCTTCTGCATGGCAAGGACGGCAAGCCCGTGACCGTTTTGGAAATGAAGACCTCCAAGCGGGTTGAGGATTGGGCTGAGGACATTCCTGAGTATTACGCTCTGCAAGCGGCCCTCTATGCGTTCCTCCTGGGCGTGGACGATGTAATCATGGTGGCCTCCTTCCTGGAACCCGGGGACTACGAACATCCTGAGAACTTCGTGTGCAGCCCCTCCAACACGATCACCCGGCCTTTCAAGGTATCTGAGCGGTACCCGGACTTTGAGAAGCGGTATGTGAAACCCGCCTTGAAGTGGTGGAAAGACCATGTGGAAACCGGCCTCTCTCCGGCCTATGACGAGAAGAAGGACGCTGAAATTCTCGCTGTCCTCCGTACCAACAACCTCTCCCCGGAAACCGACATGGCGGCTCTGGTGAAGGAGGCCGAAGAGCTGAAAGCCAAGCTGGATGCTCATGCCTCCGAGGTTGCCGATGACGAGAAACGGTACAAGACCCTGACCGAGATGATTAAAAAGGCGGCTATCCAGCAGTTCCGGGAGGGGGACAAAAAGGTGTCTGTCATCGGTTCCTCCTATCTCTGGGAGGTCAGCAAGAGTACCACCACCAAGATCGACAAGAACGCCATGAAAGCGGACGGGGTGTTGGAGAAGTACAGCACTACCGAGGAAAGTTACCGGCTGTTGCCGAAATCCATCAAGGAGGCATGACCTGATGAAATTCAAGAATTTTGTGAAGTCCCTGGCTTCCAGCGGGGTCATCTACAACCGGGGAGTCGAAGAGCTGCCCCTTGCCGACCGCTGGCTGGCCTCTCCCACGGCCATGATGCTCATTCCGCCCTCTGTGCGGAGCGTGACCGCTGCGGCCATTCAGGAAATGCCCCAGGGCATTTCCAAGATGCTTGACCAGATCGGTCACACGGACTATGCGGTTCTGTCCGAGGCTATCATGCCCTATCCCGATGGGGCAATCAAGGACTGCGTTCGGGTCTATAAGACCCAGGCCGGTGACATTTCCGTGAAGATCAGCAACGATGACTGGAAGCTGATTGAGAAGACCGACACCTGTGAAATCCTGTATGCCTACGACATTGACACCAACACCAATGTCGGAAAGGCTCTGCTGGTGAAGAGCTTCCCGGTACTGCCCGGGGACGAAGAGGAACTGGTGGGCATCATCTTCCCCATCTCTGACGAAATCTAAGGAGGACAATGAACAATGGCTAAAATTGGTTTGAGTGATGGGTTTTCCCTTATCCCCGAGGGTACCCATGTCTTCAAGATCACCGGGGTCAGCTACAAGGAAGCCTTCGGCAAGCTGGAAGTCACCATGCAGACGCAGAGCGGGGCCAAGCACATTGAGCGGTTCTCTCTGCTGAAAGCGGACGGGTCTGCCAACGAGGGTGCGCTCAATGCGTTCAGCTACTTTGCGAAGACCGCCTTGCAGGACTTCGAGCTGTCCGAGATCGACCACGAAGACCTTGTGGGCCACTTCATTGAGTGCGACATTGAGCATGATGTTCAGCCCAACAAGAACAAGCCGGATAAGACCATCACCTTCGCCCGTCTGGCCGATAAGCGGCCCTCTGATGGCTGGGATGACCAGGCTGCCCCCGCACCCGCCACTCCCAAGAAAGCCGCTCCTGCGGCCTCCCAGGCGGCTCCTGCGGCCCCTAAGTCCAAGAGTGACCTGATGGCTCTTCTGGGCTGACCCCTGACGAGGGAGGTCGGCTATCATTTCCGGCCTCCCTCTCCAATGGTTTGTTGAAAACTCTGTGGAAAGTGAGGATAAGATACTTTGACCACGACAAAGACAAAGGTTCAGCTTCACCGGGAAGTCTGCGAGGAAATCAATGACCTCTATGCCCGGAAGAACCACGATTACGGTGACAGTTTCCACCAGACCTTCGTTGAAGAGGGTATGGCAATGGCCCGTATCAGGCTCGGGGACAAGTTCAACCGGTTCAAGACCCTCTCCCGGGGCGGGGAGCAGAAGGTCAATGACGAGTCTATCCGGGACACCCTGATTGACCTCGCCAACTACGCCATTATGACCGTAGTGGAAATGGAGGCGGCGAAGCATGACGCTGAATGAGTACCAGAAAGCCGCCGAGCGCACCTCCGGCAATCTCAGCCCGTGGGACAAGATCAGAAACGGGTGCTACGGCCTGAACGGAGAGGCCGGTGAGTGTATTGACCTTCTCAAAAAGGTCGAGTTCCAGGGCCATGACTTCAACCCTGATAAGCTCCTGGACGAGCTGGGTGATGTACTGTGGTATGTGGCCCAGACGGCTACCGGCCTCGGGGTGACCCTTGAAGCCGTGGCCCAGCACAATGTCGATAAGCTGAAAAAGAGATACCCGGAGGGCTTTGACCCTGACCGGAGTGTTCACCGGCCCGAATATGAAGGAGGTGCCGCCCATGAGTGACTGCTTCTGTAAGTCCGATTTGCGGGACTTCTGTGACCTGATGATGCTCCCTGACGGTACGCCCATCATCCCGGTTGATATGCTGGACTGGCTGGCAAGAAAGGGCTTCTTCCGTTCCCCGGCCTCTACCCGCTTTCACGGGGCAACCGAAGGTGGCCTCTACCGGCACTCTGCCTCCGTCATGCGGTTCCTTGTCCAGCTCACGAAGGACAACGGCCTCCACTGGCAGCGGAAGATTTCTCCCTATATCGTGGGTATGTTCCATGATCTCTGCAAGATTGACCAGTACAGGTGTGAGCGGCAGGAAAACACTATCCTCTGGGAGTACAACCCCGACACGCTCTTCAAGGGCCACGGGGAGAAGTCGGTCATGCTGCTGTCGCAGTTCTTCCAACTGACCGAAGAGGAAATTGCCTGTATTCGGTATCACATGGGAGCTTTCACCCCGGAGAAGGAGTGGAACGATTACACCAGGGCCGTGAAGATGTGGCCCAATGTCCTCTGGACGCACCATGCCGATATGCTGGCAAGCCATGTGGAAGGAGTTTGACCATGAAAATCATTGAACCCAAGGTTGAGCTTATCAACTCTCCCTCCTATTCCGGCCTTCTCTCTCTGATAGAGCTGGCCGGACGCACTTGCTACAAGTCCGAGAGTAAGATCACCGAAGACAGCGCAGAGAAGTTTGTCAGAAACATCTTGAAGCGAGGCCATGAGGCCGTCATTGAGCATGGTAGCGTGACTGTTCGTTTCACCTGTGATAGAGGTGTAAGCCATGAGATTGTCCGGCACCGGCTGGCCTCCTACTGCCAAGAGTCTACCCGTTACTGCAATTACTCAAAAGACGGGTTCGGTGGAGAAATCACCGTGATTGAACCCTCTTGGTGCAGCGAGGGCGACCCCGCCTACGAGGTTTGGAAAAAGGCTTGTCAAAGAGCCGAGCTTGCCTATTTTGACCTCATGAGCATCGGTTGCTCTCCCCAGGAAAGCCGTTCTGTTTTGCCGAACAGTTTGAAGACCGAGGTGGTCATGACGGCCAATATGCGTGAGTGGCGGCATTTCCTTCGACTCCGTACCGCTTCTGCTGCCCACCCGGATATGCGTGAGGTCGCAAAGATGCTCCTGACTGAGATGAAGAACAGATACCCGGTCTTCTTTGAAGATTTCGAGGTGTGAGCTATGTATGTGAAAAAGGCTGGCGGAAAAATCTTCGGTGCTACTTTTACCAAAGCCGAGAAAAAGGCTATGGATATGGAGATCAACCGGCAAATCATCGAAGCGGACAAACGCTATACCGATGACATTGACGCAATGGTTCTCTATACCCTTGCGGTTCACCTGGGCTTTGGCCCAAAGAGGCTCAGACGCTTTTATGAAGCCTTTGCCGCAGAACATGACCGGCTTATCCAGCACTACGAAATGCCGGATGACTACACATGGCTCTGCAAAGAACAACTGAAAAAGATTGGTGTCGATGTGGAGGCGTGGAATAGAGAAAGGGGAAGTATTCATGACATTCGTGAACAATAACGGGAAAGTCCCGTACATCATGGTCGCCGGTGCTGACCATGTTTCCGGCGAAATGCCGCTGGAAGCGGCGGAGCAGATTTACAACCAGGGCGAGAAGAGGGCCAGCAACCGGTTCCCCGGCTATCCCGTGTGCGTTGACAGCAAGTATTTCTTCGCCACCAAGCAGCGGAAGAGGAAGCCGGTCAATGAGTAAGCTGTTCCTGGCAGCTCTGATCTCTTTGCTCTGCCTGACCTCATGCACCGCCCGTACCCCGGAGGCCACGCCGGAGCCTCTGCCCACTCTGCCGGAAGAAACGGTAATCCCCGAACCCGCTCCGACCCCTGAGCCGTGGAGTGAGGAAGAGGTTACCGTCCTGGCGAAAATGGTCTGGGGAGAGGCCCGGGGTGTCCCCTCCGATACCGAGAAAGCGGCCTGTGTCTGGTGCGCCCTCAACCGTGTAGATCATGGCTATGGGTCGCTGGTGACCGTTGTAACCGCTCCATATCAATTTGTCGGGTATGATGCAGATAACCCGGTTGATGATGAAATTGAAGCCCTCTGTGAAGATGTTCTGTCCCGCTGGTACGCCGAGAAAGACGGTGAGGCGGATGTGGGCAGAGTTCTTCCTTCCGATTACCTGTGGTTCACCGGTGACGGAAAGCGCAACCACTTCCGCAACGCCTACCGTGGCGGACAAATCTGGGATTGGAGTCTTCCTACTCCCTACGAAAGCTGAGGTATCTGTCATGTATGAAAAAATACCCGAGGAACTGAAAGAAAAAGCCCAATGGGTCAATGTCTGGAACAGCAGTAAGGTACCCATGCAGACCGGGCAGAAAAAGGCCGCTTCCTCTATGCTGGCTGATACCTGGGGGACTTTTGAGTGTGCCGTCCTGAATGTGGAGAACGACATTTATGACGGCATCGGGTATGTTTTCAATGATGACGGTTTGATCGGCATTGACATTGATGCTGGTTTTGACGATGGCTTTCTGACACCCCTGGCGGCTGACATTATCGGTCGTTGCGGCTCCTACACGGAGAAGAGCCGGAGCGGGAGAGGTGTTCATGTCCTCTTAAAAGGCTCCCTCCCTTTCAAGGGCCGCAACAACCGGAATGGCGTGGAGATATATCGGAGTGGCCGGTACTTCATTATGACCGGCAAGGTGATTATCTATTCGGAGATCATTGAAAACCAGGAGGCGATTGACTACATCGTGTCCAAGTATTTCCCGGATGCTCCGAAAGAGGGTACCGGCCTCTCCGCTCCCCAGCGGATATATTCTCCCGTCTACCGGAAACCAGAGAACGGGAAGATCGCCGTGAAGCCCGAATATCCCCCAATCACCACCGGAAGCCGGAACCTCAGCCTGACTTCCCTGGCCGGTCAGATGCACAACCAGGGATATTCCAAGGCGGACATTTACAAGGAGCTGCTGTATGCCAACACTCAGGCTTGTAAGCCGCCCCTTCCCCGCTCCGAGATTGAAACCATCGTAAATTCTGTAACCAGATACAGGAGGTAACTATGAAACCCTATCAGCGTGGAGATGTTGTTATCATAGATGTTCCCATTCCGGCCTCCGGCCATGTTCAGGGCGGTAAGCGGCCCTGGGTTATTGTCCAGAACAACATGGGCAACCAGTTCTCCGCTACCAGCATCGTAATCCCTCTGACCACAAAGATGAAGCGGCTGGAAATGCCCACCCATGTCGCCTTTGTGTGGGAGAACCTGGAACCGAGCATGGCCGAGTGCGAACAGGTGCGGGTCATCGACATTACCGATGACTGGAAGTATGTCTGTACTCTTCCGCCTCAGATCATGGCCCATATCGACACGGCTCTGAAAAACGCTTTCTTCTATGGGGGGGGTGTAGTAGATGGAGAATAAGCAATATTGCCCTCTCAACGCCGCTACGGACGAGGTTTTGCATTGCTGCCGAGAGAAATGTGCGTGGTGGGATGAAGACGCTCAGGCTTGTGCGGTGCTGGTGATAGCGAAGACAATGAGGAAGGTGACGAGAAATGGCAGATGAAATCATGACCACGGAAGAGCAGGAACTTTTTCAGCTCTCCAATGGCCGCTACATCATGGACAAAGACCTGTCCCAGAAGATGTTCTACATCAAGGAGTCCAAGCCGGAGCGGAGCCACCAGATCAGCGGCACCGGCTATTCCTGGGACGAGTCCGGCATGGCGGAGCTGTTTTCCGAGTGCTACAAGAATGATACCCGTTTCTGCCCGGAGGCGAAGTGCTGGTACACCTATTCCAACGGGGCATGGCGGAAGGACATTGGCTCTCTTCTGGTGGCCGAGAAGATCAAGGAGTTCTGCCGCCTCATGGCCCTCTACTGCGGGGAGATCGACAACGAAGACCGCCGCAGAGAGTACATGAAGTTCATCGTGAAGATGGGTGACCGCCGCTTCCGTGACCGTCTCATGAAGGACGCTGCCAGCGTCATGCCTATCACGGCAGAACAGTTTGATGCGAACCCCTATCTCATAAACTGCCTGAACGGCACCTATGACCTGGAAAAGATGGAGTTCCGGGAACACGACTGGCGGGACTTCCTCACCATGCAGACCGGCTTCGACTACACCTTGCAGGACACCCGCTGCCCCCGGTGGGAGCAGTTCATTTCCGAAGTGACCTGTAATGACCCGGACAAGGCTGAATATCTGCAAAAGGCCCTGGGCTACTCAATGATCGGCATGGCGAATGAAGAGTGTATGTTCATTCTCCACGGCAAGACTACCCGCAACGGGAAGTCCACCATGCTTAGTGCCATTCACCATCTCCTGGGCGATTACGCCTCCGTGTCGCCGGTGTCCATCATTTGCAAGTCTGACCGCTCCAAAAACGCCGAGGCGGCGAACCCCATGCTGGCATCCCTTAAAGGCAAGCGGTTTGTCACCATGGCCGAGAGCAATCAGTATGGCAAACTGGACGAGGAAACGATCAAGCAGTTCACCGGTGGCGAAGAGATCAAGGCCCGGAACCTTTATGAAGCCACCACGACTTTCCTGCCTCAATTCACCCTCTGGCTGTCCTGCAATGACCTTCCTTCCGTCAATGATAAGAGCCTCTTCGCCTCCGACCGTGTGCGAGTGGTGGAGTTCAACCGGCATTTCTCCGAGGACGAGCAGGACAAGAACCTCAAAAATGAGTTCCAGACCCCGGAGGCCATGCGTGGCATCTTCACCTGGCTCTTGGAGGGCTACTTCAAGTACAAGCGGTTCGGCCTGAAAATGTCCCCTGAGATGCGTCAGGTGGTCAGGCAGTATGAGAAGGACAATGACCTGGTTTTGCAGTTCTTGGAAGAGAAGTGTGAAAAGGCCGAGGGTGCCTACACCAGAGCGAAGAGCCTCTACGACTCTTACAAAATCTGGTGTAAATCCAATGGCTACTTCGTGTGTAGCGCAAAGCGGTTCAATGCCGACATGGAGGCTCACCCTGAATGGCATAGCGGGAAGACTGTCTACTCCGGCTACCCCACCTACCGGAACATTCGCATGAAAGGGGGCGCATGAGGCCGTGGCCTACTGGAAGACACATGAGTTTGAGGTTTCTATCCCCGCCGCTGATCTCAAACCTGGGATGCGGGTATGCGTCCCGAGAAAAATCACCTATGGATGGAACAACTACACCGGCCTGACCTATTACCGCCCCTTCACCATCAAGCGGGTCACCCCGAAAAAGACCAAGGTGGTATGTGAGGACGGCACCGAGTTTTTCACCAAGGAAACGGTATTCCTCACGCCGGTTCATGAAATGAACATCGAAAATGAGAGGGCCAACCTGTTTCAGAAGATGGGCAAAATCATCACGGCCCTGGACAGAGCCTCTTGCCGCAGCTATATCGGCTCCTATGAAGAGATGAAGGAGGCCGCTGACCACCTGGCCGCTTTCTACGACTTTTGCATGAGAAATTCTCAGGAAGGATGATTTCATGAACAAGAAGAATATGCGCCGTATTCACATTCTGGTCACGGCGCAGACCGCAAAGAACCTGGAAAAGCTGGCGGCTATGGCCGGGTACTTCGAGATCGGTCGAGTGGTGGACAAGATGACCCGGGAGAAGATGCTTTCCCTCCGGCATGAGAAAGGAGATGGGTTGAGTGAGTAACAATGACCACCTCAAAGAGCTGTTAAATGCGATTGGTGTCCTGGCTGAAACGAGCCTCCTTTTCTACCGGGCCGTCATTCAGGCCGGTGCGAGTGAGGAAGAGGCGAAATTCTTGACCCAGGCTCTCATTCGGGCTTCCATGACCAGCAACCCCACCCAGGAAAGCGAGGGAGAGAGATGAAGGTCACTTTGGATATTCCTGACGGCATCGTGTGTGGTTTCTTCAACGGCGTGGAGATCACCTCCGAGGGAATGAGCCTGGTATCTTATCAGCTCGGAAGTGATGACCTGACGGACGGAAAGACCACGAAACTGCCCCGGGAGAAGGAGAAGTGAGATGATCTACAACTACTGCAATCATACCGAGGGCAAATGTCCTTGCCTCACCTGTGCCGAGAGGGATTGTCCTTCGTGTGACGGCACCGGCCCGGGAAAGTATGGCGTGGACACTGACCGCCTGTGCGCCCGGGCAAAAGCCTATTGCGAGAGTGGAAGGAGTGAGTTCGGTGACCGTAAAAGACCTGAAAGCGAAGCTCAGTAACATTCCCGAGGAAGCCTCCGTGGAGATCGTCATGTGCGCCAACGACAACCCCCTGTCCGATGGGTGCCGAGTGAACAGCGTGTGCTACTTTGAGTGGCTGCAAAAGGACGGCGGGAAGACCGTGGTTCTGTTCCCGGAGTGAAAGGAGTGAGTTCCATGAAAGAAGAGCCGAGAGAAGTGACCCTTCTGAAAGCGGCCTGGATGCTGCTGAATAAGCAGAAGGACAGCTTCTATGTGCTGAACCTTCTGACGGAAACCGTCTTCTATGACGGAGCCGACTGTGATGGGTATTGCCTGTCTGATGACATTCTCGACTATCTGCTGGATAAGGGCATTAACCCGCAGGCAGAAGGTTGAATATATTTAGTGGTTCACTGAATATATTTGCGACTTGCGACTTTTAGTGAGTTTTTAGTGAATAATCGCCCACTACCGGAAACCATTGTGGCGTAAGGCTTTGAGGGCATTTTTGACGGCTATTTTTATATTTTTCTGTATAAACCCTCCATAGAGAGATATATATAGAGAGATTTATGGAAAAAATCGAAAATGGTTCACTAAACTCACTAAAGGCCGACTGAAAATAATTTGTGAAGGAGTGCCGAGTATGAGTGATAAAGTGGTAGATTTACCGACTCCCGCTCGGGGTCGTGGCCGTCCGAAGGGGACGGGTGGGAATAAGCGTCCTGACCGGACTACGGCAATGAGTGTGCAGACTGAACCGGGTGACAATCGGAAGTATCTGCAACACACAATGAGAATGTGGAACTGGCCGGAAGTGGATATGAGAGAGCCTGAACAGGTTGCAGAGAGGATTGAGCAGTATTTCGGTATTTGTATTGAGGATGATATGAAGCCGAGTGTTGCTGGCCTCGCTTGTGCTTTTGGGGTGGATAGAAAGACTATTTGGGCATGGGCTAATGGTGTAGATAGTAAGACATTACCCACGGAAAGCCGTAACCTCATAAAAAAGGCGTATCAAAATTTGAACGCACAGATGGAAAACTATATGCAGAACGGCAAAATCAACCCCGTTGCTGGTATCTTCCTCATGAAGAACAATATGGGCTATGTGGACAAGCAGGAGATGGTGCTTACGCCCAATCAGCAGCTTGGAGATCAGGTGTCCCCGGAAGACTTGCAGAGGAAGTATCTGGAAGACACGGCTGGCGACTATGAGTCTTCCGACTCTGACGAGTGAGCGACTTTGGCTGGCGACTTTCCGACTATGACAGACCGCCGAGCTTCCGGGTGGAGGTTCGGCGGTTTTCTGATCTGCTGACTGGCTGGCGGGTGCCGGTGGTGGTCGCTGCCGGGGTTGGTTGATCTGGCGGCGGCTGGCTCGATTGTGTCCCGCTGCCGGGAATGTGCGGAAATTCAAGAGAAAAAGCACATATTGAAATAGCTCAGAAAAATCTGAAATTTTCACGGAAAACCCGTTGACAAGCTCAGAAATATCTGATATATTTAAGCCAAGCTCAGAAATAACTGAACATCGACAGGTCACAGGCCGGAAAGGAACATTAACATGAAAATGAACGCCATCGAGAGAACCGAACGCCGGGAGCAGATCAAGGCAACGAAAGCCCACCTTGAAACCGTGGTTGAGGTCTTCAAGGCCACCAGAGAAGAAACCCCCGCCGCCACCGTTGCGGAGCTGGTGAACCGGCTCGGCTATGAAACCGCACGGGAAGCCGTTGCGGAGCTGGTGAACACCGTGGGAGAGTGGGACGGTCGCATTTATGAGTATGTCCGGGAATGGGCGCAGAGCGTGGAAACCGCCGCCACCCATGACGAGCTGAGAAGCCACGACATTTATCAGCCGGGAGACATTCACCCCGCTCACATCAATCAGATTGGCGAAGCCATGCGGGAATATGCCCCCGCCGAAGAAGTCCCCGCAGAGGAACCCGCAGACCCCGCCGCCGAGGTTTTCCCGGAGCTGGTCAAGGCCGTAAATGCCGAAGCAGAGCTTCGCAAGGACGGAAAGCGGTTCTACATCGAAAACGGCTTTTGCCGCACTTGGGCGGCAGAGCACCGCACAGACCCCGACAGGGGCTTGAAGGAGTGGAGCACCCCGAAGAAATGGGAAGCATATCAGGCCGGAACCCTGCCCCGTGAGAAGGCCGTGGAGATCGCACAGAAGCGAGCCGCCGCCGATGTGGAAAAGTGGCGGGAAAAGCAGCTTTCCAAGCTCCGCACCGCTGCCGCCGCTCCCGCTCTCTCTTTCCTCTCTGTTTCTGTGGAGTGGAAGCGGAGTAGCACATGGGGACATAACCCCACCGCCACCGCTCGAACCGATGACGGCACTTTCTCCGGCTACGCTTCCGGGTGCGGCTATGACAAGGAAAGCGCAGCCGTGGGCGAAGCCCTGAACAAGTCCCCCGCCGTTATGCGGGTGCTGTATCAGGCCGCAGAACAGGCCATGAAGAACGGCGAGAGCTTCAAGACCCTTTCGAGCGGGTGCGTTTCGTGGGGTGATGTGCTCGGCTACGGCTCCGGCTATGCCATTCTTCCCTATTTCGAGGGCGGCGTGGGTGTGTCCTGCTTCTGGTCTATCCTGCAAAAGTGCGGCTTCGTGTGCCGTTGCTCCGGCTCTGGTCGGTGGTTCGATACCTACACCGCCGAGAGAAAGGGGGCGTAAATATGACCTATTACAAGGCACTTGCCGCACGGTTGAGCCGTTGCGGTTGGAAGATCACGGACGAAAGCCACGGCGGGAACATCTGGCCCCATTATTTCAGATATGACCACCCCGCAGACACCAGCAGAGACAGCAGAAACACCATTGAAATTTACTGCTTCTCGAATAAGGACGGAACGCCGGGACGCATTGGAAAGCTGTTTCAAGGCGGTAAGCCCTGCCGGGTGTAAGGAGGTGAAGCCGGTGTATGTGGTTCTGTTCTTCCTCCTGCTGCCGTTCATGGTTCTGTCGGAGTGCGTGAAGAAAAACAAATAAAGCGAGGTTTGAAGCCGTCCCGGTTCCGCCGGGGCGGTTCTTTTTCGCCCTTTTTCGGGTCGGTTTTCGGCCTGATATGGTGGTTTTCCGTGGTCGGGGCGGTGGGGGGATATGAGAGCGGCAGCGAGGGCGGGGTGAGTGCCGAAAATACCGCAAAAAATAAAAAGCCATTTTAACTCAGATATATCTTGACAACTCAGATATTTCTTGTTATACTCATATCGACAAGGAGGAATGAACATGATTGCTATGGAAGCTCTGAAAGAGGTTATGAAAATCCGTGAAATCCGTCCTGCTGTTCTCTGTGACCGGCTTGGTATCAAGTCCAATGTCCTGAGTGAGCGGTTTAAGCAGAAGAATGTCAGCGTTACCAAGCTGAACGAAATGCTCCGTCTGATGGACTACAAAATCGTGGTAGTTCCCCGTGACAGCCGAGTGCCGGAAGGTGGGTTCGAGATCGAATGAGATACGGATATGGTCGAGTCAGCTCCAAAGGTCAAAGGCTCTACGGTATGTCCCTTGAAGACCAGATGGAACAGCTTAAAGCTCAGGGCATTGCCGAGGAAAATATCAAACTGGACACTTGCACCGGCACGAAGATGGACAGACCGATGTTCAATGAAATCCTGTCCATGCTGAAATCCGGTGACGAGCTGGTGGTTTGTAAGCTCGACAGATTTGCCCGTACCGCTCCCGAAGGAGCCATGGTGGTTCGTGATCTGGTGGAGCGTGGTGTGAAGGTCAATATCCTGAACATGGGTGTTGCCGACAACACACCGATGGGTAAGGTCATGGTGACGGTCATGCTGGCCTTTGCCGAATATGAGCGGGACATGATCGTGGAGCGCACTTCAATGGGTAAGGCACATAAGCGTGAGCATGACCCCGATTGGAAAGAGGGTCGCAAGAGTAAGGAAATCGACCCCGTGGCGTTTGAAAAATTTTCTCAAAAACAAAAAGACGGCGAAATGACTGTGGACGATTGTTGCCGAGAGCTTGGTATCAGCCGTTCTACATGGTATGATAGGATAAGAAAGGCGGGTTGAGCATGAAGAAGGAAGTTAGTCCTCAGAAAAAGAGAGTCGTTTATCTCCTGTGCGGTATCATCATTGTCATAACCGTTTTCTTCTGCGCTGTCATTTTGGTGTCATCTCTGATGAATTCATCTTCCGCTGAGTCTGAAACGCAGACTGCCGAGGAAAGCTCGGAAGTTGGTACTGCCACCTTCGATGAAATCTACTACGCCTACAAAGAAAATGAGCTGGTAGCAGATGATTTGTACCAGTACAACCGATACCGGGTAACGGCGAAGATCAACGGCATGACCAATGACGGCCTGTTCAATATGACAGGCGGCGCAATGCTTACTCTGGAAACGAAGGTTGACAACACCATCGTCTTCTTCTATGCTGAATTTGAAAAGGAGCAGGAAGAAAAACTGAAATCCGTCAAGGTCGGAGACACCATCACTTTCGAGGGTAAGTGCCTTGACGCTGGAAACTGGACAGAATGTGAGCTGATTGTGGAATGAAATTTTTTCTCTGGTGTGCCGGTGTCATGTTCTGGATGATCGTTGGACTATTGGCTCTGGCCTACATCATTCCGAAAATTCTATAAGGCTCTCGTAAGGGCGAGAGTAACAGCCAAGGGGCTATCGGGAAACCGGTAGCCCTTTTAGTTTTGCGTAGTTTGGAGGTAAGTTTATGAAGCTATTTCGGAAAGTGGACATTCTCGGAACAAGATACTCGGTCTATCGGGTGGCTTCCGGGGAGAATGAGTACATGGAGAAACTTCACTATGGCGGTCTTTGCACCACGATTGACCACCGGATTTACATTCTTGATCTCTCCACAACTGAGGAATGGGGCGGTGAGACGGAGGAAGTCAGAAAGAGCATGGAAGCCTGTACTCTACGCCATGAGGTGATACACGCTTTTCTGAACGAGTCTGGCCTACAATGGAACAGCTTTGCTCCCGAAAATGCGTGGGCGAAAAACGAAGAAATGGTGGACTGGATTGCAATTCAGGCACCGAAAATCTTCAAAGTTTATCAGGAATTGGGGTGTGTTGGGTGAATTACGATAAGATTGCCCTGTCCATCAAGGCCGCTATTGACCGTAGACCGTCTGATAAAGGCGCATACGATGACCTGTTTTCCCTTTGCCGTGGGTGGGAAGCCGAGGATTTTGCGGCGGCTCACGCTCTGAACAAGGAGCTGATCGGTATGTGCGCCGCTCAGATCAGGAACGGCGGCAAGGAAGCAGCTCATTTCTATGAGATTTGGAGAAAAGGTCTGCTGTTTGAAGCACCGCACAATTTTGACGCTTTCATGACCTACATCGAGCTTGACCGAAAGCCCGAAAAGCGGTTTTACGCTCCCCGGCGGCACTATTTGAAGCCTATGGTGCAAGGTTTCCAAGATGTGCTTGACGGAAAGCTGCGTCTTTTGACTATTTCCATGCCGAAACGAGCTGGTAAGAGTCAGACCGGTATCAATTTTGTCAACATGATCTCCGGGAAATACCCTGACAACGCTACCCTCATGGAAGGAACAGGTGATGACCTTGTAAAAAGCTTCTACAATGGCTGTTTGGAATATCTAAACACGCCGAATGAATACCTGTACTACGATGTGTTCCCGGAAGCTCGGCTGGTACAGACTAACGCCGATAACAAGACCATCAATCTGAAATCCAAGTCCCGTTTCCCCACCATCATGTGTCGTTCCATTGACGCTCGTCAGGTAGGTTTGTCCGAAGCTACCAATGTTCTATACCTCGATGACTGTGTGGAAGGTCGTGAGGAAGCCAAGAACCGGCAGCGGCTTGATGACAAGTGGGAAGTGATCTCCGGCGATATTATGGGTCGTGCCATTGAGGGTACGCCTATGGTCTTCACAGGCACCCGGTATTCCCTGTATGACCCGATTGGTCGTATTCAGGAACACGCCAAGAAAGAGGGCTGGTCTTGGAGAGCTATTGAAATTCCTGCCCTCGATCTGGTGACAGACGAGAGCAATTATGAGTATGAGAGGGACGGAAAGAAGGTCTTTACCACGGCCTACTTCCGGGAGCAGAGAGAGCTTTTGTCCGCAGAGCAGTTTGAGTCTGAGTTTCAACAACAGCCGTTTGAAGCTAAGGGTCTTCTGTTCAACAAGGACGAGCTGAATTACTTCTTCGAGCTTCCCGCTGACCGTGAACCTGATACGACCATTGCCGTAGGAGATACCGCCGAGAGCGGCTCTGACTCCACCTCCATGCCGGTTGCGAAGATTTACGGAACCGATGTGTATATTGTCGATGTGGTCTTTGACGATGCTCCCGCCGAGGTGACAAAACCGGAGTGTGCCAAGTGTCTGATCTCCAACAAGGTCGCCTCCGCCACCTTCGAGGCCAATAACGCCGGTCAGTATTATGCCCGGGATGTGGCTGATATTATCCGGCAGCAAGGGTACTCCATCGGTATTCGGACAAAGCGTACCATTTCCAACAAGCAGACCCGGATTGAGTTCGCCTCAGACAACATCAAGAAGAACTTCTACTTCAAGCACCCTACCACCTACAAGCGGGGCAGTCAGTATTGGAACTTCATGAAGGAGTTGACCACCTACACCCGGAGCGGTAAGGTGCCGCACGATGACGCACCTGACTCCTTGGCTCTTCTGGAAAATGAAATCCGTATGCTGAGTGGCGGGAAAATCGAAATCTTCAAACGGCCTTGCTGATACCTTGCGCTTTTTGCTCTCCAATGGTATTATGAAGAGTTAGGCCATTGACAAGCATTAGAGATTATGCTATGATGTGAGGTGATAGAAAGGCATTTTGCGGGGAGGTGATTGAATGGGGGCCAGGACATTGTTTGGTCGTAGGGTGATCTATGCCGATGTGACCGAGATCAACGACAACAACATCATTGATGTTCTCCAAAAGGCTCTGTTCACTCACCTCATGAACCAGGCGGATATTAACTACCTCTACCGGTATTACAAGGGCGATCAGCCCATTCTTTACCGGAAGAAGGATGTTCGGCCTGAAATCAACAACAAAGTCGTTGAGAACCGGGCCAATGAGATCGTGTCCTTCAAGGTTGGCTACCTGATGGGTGAGCCTGTTCAGTATGTCAGCCGGAAAGATGACAAGGGTATCGCTGAGGCGGTGACCCGGCTGAATGACTACACTCTGTCCGAAGATAAACCCTCCGAGGACGCTGAACTGGCCGAGTGGTGGCATATCTGCGGCACATCGTACAGAATGGTGCTGCCGGACGGCGAAGCTGATCTGGAAGAGGACGAGGCCCCCTTTGAGATTTACACCCTTGACCCCCGCTTTGCTTTTGTGGTCTACTCCACGGCCCTCGGCAACCCTCCCATTATGGGCGTGAAGTATGTCCTCAAAGACGATGGGGTTCTGGTCTTTAGCTGCTACACGGATGACCACTTCTATGAGGTCGAAAATACCTGGGCAATCAGACGCAGCGAAGAGCAGTATTTGGGCATTCCCATCATTGAGTACCCGGCCAACAAGTCCCGGCTGGGTGCCTTTGAGATCGTCCTTCCTCTGCTGGACGCAATCAACACCACAGAGTCTAACCGCATTGACGGCGTGGAGCAGTTCATTCAGTCCCTCATGCTCTTCCACAATGTCGATATTTCTTCCGAAGACTACCGGGAGCTGCGGGACGAGGGCGCAATCAAGTTCAAGGACATTGACCCGCAGTTTAAGGCGGAGATTGAGTATCTGACCGCAGAGCTGAACCAGACCCAGACGCAGACCCTTGTGGACAGTATGTATAACATCGTCCTGACCATCTGCGGTATGCCGAACCGTAACGGCGGCTCTTCTACCAGCGACACCGGCACCGCCGTCATCATGCGTGATGGCTGGTCTGCTGCCGAGGCAAGAGCAAAGGACTCGGAGCGGATGTTCAGGAAGTCCGAGAAGCGGTTTTTGAAGCTCCTGCTTCGTATCTGCCGGGATTTGGGCGATCTGGACTTGAAGCTGTCTGCCATTGACATTCGCTTCACCCGACGCAATTATGAGAATATCTCGGAAAAGGCCAATGTTCTGACCACGATGCTGAATAACCCGAAGATTGCACCGGTGCTGGCCTTTATCCATTGCGGGATGTTCTCTGACCCCCAGGTGGCTTACAAAATGAGCATGGAGTATGTGGCCGAGCAGGAGGCCAAGGCCGAGAAGCTGGCCGCACAGCAACAGACCAAGGAGGGTGACGAGGGAAATGAACCCGGAAAAGAAAAATCTGGCTCTCAGCCCGGAAGCGGTAAAGGTGATTGAAGATATTCTGAAACGCCGGAACCACGCTGAGGTCAAGATCGAGGACGGTTCGGTGGTTATCATTGAAATCCACCGCAAAAAGAGAATATAAAACCACCAGTCGTAGGGATTGGTGAAGGGCCAAGGGGTCGTGAGTGCGAATAGCACTCCCGGCCTCTTTTTCTTTTGGTTTTAAGGCCGCAAGGCTTTGAATGGTCAGGGAAGACCTTAATCGCAAGGGGAGAAAACCCCACCAAAAACAGAAATCAGTGCTGAGTGAACAGCCTTGTTAAACGCAGGAGGTATTTGTTATGGCAAAGATTGACACCAGCAAGATCGAGGGGTACGCCGAGATGACCCCTGAGCAGAAGTTGGCCGCTCTGGAAGGGTTCGAGTATGAGGACAATTCCGCCGAGCTGGAAAAGCAGAAGAACGCTCTTTCCAAGGCCAACTCCGAGGCCGCCGAGTGGAAGCGCAAGCACAACGCTCTTCTTTCCGAAGAGGAAAAGAAGAAGCAGGAGGACGCTGACAAGCTGGCCCAGATGGAACAGGAGCTTGCCGATCTCCGCAAGGGCAAGACCGTTGCTGACTACAAGGCCAAGTTCGTGTCCCAGGGCTATGACGAGGCTCTGGCCGAGGACACCGCCAAGGCTCTCGCTGACGGCGACAGTGCCAAGGTCTTTGCCAACCAGAGCAAATTCCTCGAAGAGTATGCGAAGAAGGTCAAAGCTGACGCAATCAAGAAGACCCCCAAGCCCGGGGCCGGTTCTGGCTCTGGCACTGAGGGTGCCGTGGATTACGGCAAGAAGATCGAAGAGGCCCAGAAGAACGGTGATTTCACCGCCGTGGCCTACTACACCCGCCTGAAAGCTCAGGCTGAGGCCGAGGCTCAGGCGAATAACCAGTAAAGGAGAGATTGATTTATGTCCGATACTCTGGCTACCAGTTTCGTGGTACTGAACTACTCCGGTATGCTCTTCAACAAGGGCAATACCCGCTGCCCCCTGTCCTCCATCATCGGCGGCAGAGCCAAGACCACCAACCATGTTGAGTTCGTGACCGGCCAGGAGTACACCACTGGCGGCGGCGCACAGCCCTCTATCAGCGAAACCGCCTCCCTGACCGCTCCCGAGGCCAGCGTCATCACTCGCACCCAGAAGACCAATGTGACGCAGATTTTCATGGAGGCTGTCGGCATCTCCTATGCCAAGCAGTCCAACATGGGAACCCTGTCCGGCCTGAATGTCGCCAACCAGCAGGCCAACCCCATCAATGAGCTGGACTTCCAGGTGGCGGCGAAGATGCAGAAGGTCAACCGGGACATTGAGTTCACCTTCATCCAGGGTGCCTACAACAAGGCCACCAATGACGGTGAGGTAAACAAGACCCGGGGACTGGTGGAGGCGGTCACCACCAACACCAAGGCCATGAGCAGCAAGCCCCTCGGCCTGTGGGACATTGCTGACATGGTGAAGAAGATTTACGGGGCCAACGCCCCCACCGATGGCCTGTGCCTGTGGTGTGACGCTACCACGCTGTTCCAGGTCAACGCTGACGCTGTTCAGAACGGCCTGACCGTGGTTCCCGCTGCCCGGGAGATCAACGGCATTGCCCTGTCCAGTGTGGTCACTCCTATCGGCGTGGTCTACCTGTACCTGGGCGAGTGTCTTCCCGCTGGCACCGCTCTGCTGCTGAACCTGAATGTGATCGCTCCCGTGTACCAGCCTGTTCCCGGCAAGGGCAACTTCTTCCTGGAGCCTCTGGCGAAGACCGGTGCCGGTGAGAAGTATCAGCTCTTCGGCCAGATTGGCCTTGACCACGGCCCTGAGTGGTACCACGGCAAGTTCACCGGCATTGCTCAGAGCTTCACCGCTCCCAAGTACAGCCGGAGCGTGTTCATTGCCAACGATACCAGCAATCCCGTGAACACCAAGGCGGTAGGGGCTGGCTAATTTGATGAAAGGTAGGTGAAAAGCCATGACCGATGCTGAGAAGCTGTCCATGTTGAAAACCATGACCGGCGAGAAGGACGAGGATGTGCTTTCCACCTACCTTTCTATCGCTGGCAACAAAATCCTGAAACGGGCTTATCCCTTTGATACCACCGTGACCAAGGTGCCTGACCAGTACGCCTACAATCAGGTGGAAATTGCGGCCTATCTTCTGAACAAGCGAGGGGCTGAGGGCGAAACGGCGCACAGCGAGAACGGCATTTCCCGCTCCTATGAGGACGGGGATGTGCCGCCCTCTCTGCTGAGAGAGATCGTTCCGTGTGCGTCCCTGATCGGGGGCGAAGCATGAAGACCATGAAGCGAAATCAAGTCCCTTTCTGGTATCTGCTGTATGACCGGAAGGAGGACTTGAAGGACGAGTATGGCAATGAAAGCGGAGAGTCCGCTATCATTTACAAACCCGCAGTCAAGATGGAAGCCAATGTCTCTGCCGCCACCGGCTCGGCTCAGGTGGAGCAATTCGGAAATTTCGCCGGGTATGACAAAGTGATCGTTACCGATAACCTGTCTTGCCCGATTGACGAGAATTCCGTGTTGTTCATCGACAAAGAGCCGGAATATGCGAAAGATGGCACACCTCTTTATGACTACATCGTAAAGAGAGTTGCCAAGAGCTTGAATTCCATCTCTTACGCCGTAAGCAAGGTGAGCGTGTCGTGAAGACTGTCAAGGTTCCTCTTTCTCAGCGTGGTATCGACACACTGCTTCGAGAGATCGAAAGCTACACGGTATGGCTGAAAGAACGCTCCCAAGTCCTGCTTGATCGTCTCGCTCAGGCAGGATTTGAGGTAGCTTCCGCTCGTTTCGCAAAAGCCGCTTATGACGGCACCAATAACGCTTCTGTTTCTCTGGAAACGAGAAGTGAAGGAGTGAGGGCGGTTGTTGCGGTTGGTGCGTCCGTGCTGTTCATTGAGTTCGGCACCGGCGTTACTTACCCGGACAATCACCCGCAAGCCGCAGAGCTTGGCATGAAGCGTGGCGAGTACGGTCAGGGGCATGGTAAGCAATCCTCTTGGGGTTACTACGGCGACCCCGGAACAAACGGCGTGGTCAAGATGAAGAAGGACGGAAGCACCGTGGTCATCACCCACGGCAACCCGGCGAATATGCCGATGTACGAAACCGTCAAAGAGCTGGAAGCTATGTTGCCCGATCTGGTAAAGGAGGTCTTTTCATGATTGATGTGGAAAATCAGATTTACACACCGATTGCGGAAGCCCTCAGAGTCCAGTTTCCGGGTATCAAGGTGAGCGGCGAGTATGTCAAAGCTCCTTCCGGCTTTCCCTTTGTGAGCATTGTCGAGCAGGACAACTACCCGACAGTGGAACACATGACCACCAGCGAAACGGAGCAATTCGCAACGCTGATGTATGAGGTGAATGTCTACTCCGACAAGGCTACCGGAAAGAAGTCTCAGTGTCGGAGCATTATGAAATTCGTTGATGACATGATGTATCAGCGAAATTTCAGGCGCATTTCCCTTTCCCCTGTTCCCAATTTGGAGAACGCAACGATTTACCGTCTGGTGGCTCGATACAGAGCTGAAACGGACGGCACTACACTATACAGGAGGTAAATGAAATGGCTATTTCCACTTATAAGGTGTTCCTCATGCACAAGGCCAGTTCCGGGGACACCTACACGAAGCTGATCGACATTAAGGAATTCCCAGACCTCGGCGGCGAACCTGAAATGCTGGAAACGACCACTCTGAGCGACAATATGCAGACCTATATTGCCGGTATTCAGTCTATGGACGGCCTGTCTTTCTCCGCAAACTACGACATGACCGAGTACCAGAAGCTGAAAGCCTTGGAGGGCAAGAAGGAAAGCTACGCCGTGTGGTTCGGCGGCACCGAGAGTTCCGGTGTGGTCACTCCCGATGGCTCCAACGGCAAGTTCGCCTTTGACGGTGAGCTGTCTGTCTATCCTGTTGGCGGCGGCGTGAACGAGGTTGTTGGTATGAACATCACCATTGCCCCGTCCAGCCCCATCAAGTTCTCTGCGACCTAAGAAACCTACGGCCTGAATGATAAGGAGGATTTATCATGGCAAAGCAGTTGACCATTACTGACCCTACCAGCGGTGTTACCTACACGCTGGAATACACCCGCAAGACTGTCGAGATGATGGAGAAGCAGGGCTTTATCGCCGCTGATGTGGAGAAGAAGCCCATGACTCTGCTTCCCGCCCTGTTCTCTGGTGCGTTTCTCGCCCATCACCGCTTCGTGAAGCCCGAAGTGAAAGACAATATCTACGCTCGCCTGAGTCACAAGGACGAGCTGATTAACCGGCTGGTCGAGATGTACAACGACCCGCTGATGACGCTGCTGGACGAGCCTGAGCAGGGTGACAGCGAGGGAAACCTGAGCTGGAAGGCTGGCTGGTAAGCGACCAACCTTCCGGTAACAAGGGGGGCGGCGGCGAACAACGCCCCGCTCCCCTTTTCGCTTACACGGAAAAATTCAAAGAGGTCTTTCCGTACTACCTGTCTATCGGCATGACCTATGACCAGTTTTGGAATGAAGACTGCGAGTTGGTCAAGTTTTACCGCAAGGCGGCGCAGATCAGGCAAGACCTGAAAAATCAGGACGCATGGCTACAAGGTGCGTATTTCTATGAAGCCTTGGTTGACGCGGCTCCTATCCTCAGAGCTTTTGCGAAGAAGGGTACAAAGCCCATTCCTTATCGGGAAGAACCTTTCGACCTGTTTTCCAAGCAGGATAAGAAGAAGCAGAAAGAGGTTCAGGAGAAGAACGACAACAAGGCAAAGACCTTCATGGAAGCCTTTGCCATTGCGACCAATAAGAAATTTCAAAAGAAAGGTGGTGGCGTAAATGGCTGATAATGTGGAAATTCAGGGTTTGGAATTTCAGATTGTCAATGACAGCACTCAGACCGAGCAAGGTTTGGAAGCTCTGAGGAATACCCTTGGTCGTTTGAGAACGGCTTGCGGGTCTACGGCTACCGGTTTGAGCGGTACTGCTAAGAGTGTGAGAGAGCTGAAAAATGCTCTGCAAGGCTTGAACAGTGGTGATGTTCAGCAGAAGATCACCCGCATTGCCGGTGCGCTGAACGCCTTGGGTCAGGTCAGTAATGTGAAAATTTCCAGCTCTGTCGCCAATCAGTTGACGGCAATCAGCGGTGCGATTGACAACCTGAAATGGACGGACGGCGATAAGCTGACCGCTCTTGCTGACGGTTTGCGCCCTCTGTCCGAGCTTGGAAAGTCCAATCTGACCACCTTTATCAATCAGCTTGGGAAGCTCCCCACCGTGATTGAGGAATTGGAAAAGGCAGACATTGACAAGTTCACCCGGCAGATGACCGATCTCGCTGCCGCCATGAAGCCTTTTGCGGACGAAATGCAGAAGGTGTCCAATGGTTTCTCCGCTTTCCCGTCCAGAATTCAAAGACTGATTACCTCTACCGAGCGGTACAACAGCACGGTTCGGAGAGCTACCACCCATACAGGTTTGTTTGGCAAGGCTCTCGGTGGTCTGAAATTCGCCGTGGTTTGGCAGATGGCTCGGAGAGTCGGAAGTATGCTCGGAACGGTCATCACGGAGTCCAATGAGTATCAGGAGAACATGAACCTGTTTACTGTTGCTATGGGCGAGTATGCCGAGTCTGCTTTGGAGTACGAAGAAACCGTCAGCGAAGTCTTGGGTATCGACCTGTCTGACTGGATTAGAAATCAGGGTGTGTTCAACACTCTGCTGACCGGCTTTGGTGATACCGCTGACAGAGCTGCCCTCATGAGCAAGAACCTGACTCAGCTCGGTTATGACCTCAGTTCTTTCTTCAACATTTCCGTTGAGGACTCCATGCAGAAATTGCAGTCCGGTATCTCTGGTGAGCTGGAACCCCTGCGGCGTTTGGGCTATGACCTGTCCCAAGCCCGTTTGGAAGCTGTTGCTCTGTCCCTCGGTATTGACAAGAGCGTATCTTCCATGACTCAGGCTGAAAAGGCAGAGCTGCGCTACTACGCCATTATGACTCAGGTCACTACCGCTCAGGGTGACTTGGCGAGAACGCTGGAAGCTCCAGCCAATCAGCTTCGTATTCTGAAAGCACAGGTTGAGATGGCTGGCAGAGCTATCGGCAATATCTTCATTCCCGCTCTGAACGCTATCCTGCCCTATGGCATTGCCGTGGTGCAAATCATTCGGGAGATCGCCAATGCGATTGCGTCCCTGTTCGGTTTCCAGATGACCGAGGTGGATTACTCCGGTATCACAAGTGCCGGGGTAGGAGCAGGAGAATTGGCAGACAACCTTGATGACGCTGCCGGTGCTGCCAAGAAGTTGAAGCAGTACACCGCTGGCTTTGACGAGCTGAATGTGTTCTCCCCTGATACCGCAAGCGGTTCCGGTGTTGGTGCTGGTTGGGGAAGCGGATTTGAATTCGCTCTGCCGGAGTATGACTTCCTCGGAAACGCCGTCACGACCAGAGTGGACGAGATCAAGAAAATGCTGGAAAACACCCTTGCAGATATTACGGTCATGGTTTCTGGTTTTTCTCTGGCTGTTGGTGCCATTCTGGTTCTGACCGGAGCAAACATTCCTCTCGGCCTTGGCCTGATGGCGGCTGGTGCTGTCGGTTTGGCGGCTACCATCGGTCTGAATTGGAACGGCATGAGCGAACAGCTTACAAATACTCTTGCGCTGATTACCGGTGTCGTTGGCGGTTTTATGCTGGCCTTGGGCGCAATCATGGCGTTCTCCGGGGCGAATGTGCCGTTGGGTATCGCATTGATGGCCTTGGGTGCTGTGAGTCTTGCAACCGCCGCCGTTGTCAACTGGCACAACAGCGACCAGAATATCACGGACGCTCTGACCACCATTACCGGTATTCTCGCTGGTGCTTCTCTGGCGGTAGGCGCAATGCTGGCTCTGACCGGCGTAAATACCCCTCTCGGTATCGCTCTCATGGCGATTGGAGCAGTATCTATCGCCTCCGCTATGGCTCTCAACTGGAACGCCATGGAGGAAGCAATAAGCTCTCCGCTCTCCCGTATTTCCGTTATCGTTGGTACGGCAATGCTGGCCTTGGGTGCTATCCTCGCTTTCAGCGGCGGCAGTATTCCCCTCGGCATTACCTTGATGGCTTTGGGTGCGGTGTCTATCGCTTCTGCGGTAGCTCTCAACTGGAATGGTCTGTCTGATGAAGTGTCGAACACGATTGCTCTCATTACGGGTATTGTATCCGTTGCTCTCTTGGCGGTAGGTGCGGTGTTGGCGTTCTCTGGCGCAAACATTCCTTTGGGTATTGCTCTGCTGGCTGGTGGCGCACTCATGATGGGTACTGCCATTCTTCCCAACTGGTCTATGCTTTCTGATGAAGTGCAAAACACCCTGAGCATTATTACGGCGGTGGTCAGTGTGGCTCTGCTGGCTGTGGGTGCAATTCTCGCTTTGTCCGGTGCCGGTCTTCCTCTCGGTATTGGTCTGATGGCTGTTGGAGCTGTTGGTCTTGCCGCAACCGCCGCACTCAACTGGACTACCGTTTTGACCAAGGTGAAGGAAACCCTGAAAAACATCGGCATTGCCGCCGGTGCCGCTCTGCTGGCTCTCGGTCTGATCTTGATTGTCAGCGGTGTAGGTCTTCCCCTCGGTATCGGTCTTCTGCTGGCTGGTGCCGCAACACTGGCTTCCTCGGTTGCCCTGAATTGGGATTTCTTCTCCGAGAAAATTCAGTATATGTTGGACGGAATTACCACAGCGTTCAAGAGCTTCGTCAATACTGGCCTTGGTGTATTCGAGGGCTTTGTCAACGGCGTTATCCGCATTATTAACCGAGTGATTTCTTGGGTGAATAGTGCAGTCGGTTGGCTCGGCATTGAAATTCCGTTCATTGCGGAAGTCACTATTCCTAAACTGGCAGACGGTGGTTTCGTTGACGAAGGTCAGCTCTTTATCGCCCGTGAAGCGGGTGCTGAGATGGTTGGTGCCATTGGTCGCAAGACTGCGGTTGCCAACAATGACCAGATCGTTGAGGGTATTACCGCCGGTGTGACTGTCGCCAATGACGGTGTGATCGCCGCCATTTATGCCCTGCTGAACGCAGTCGAGGACAAGGATATGTCCATTTCCATCGGTGACGATGTGATTGGTCGTTCCTATGACCGATACAACCGGAGCAGAGGTGTCCGTGTGAACAACGGTGCCTTTTCCAACGCTTATTAAGGGGGTGAGGATATGGCAAGTTTTATCAAGATCAACGGCAATCCCTATCCTTGCCCCCGCCGGGGCTTGAACCTGATGGTTGCCACCATTGTGGACGCTGCCCGAAATGCAAACGCAGTCACGGTAGGTCAGGTCGTAGGCCGTGAGCAACAGAAGATCAATAATCTCGAATGGGCGTACCTGACTGCGGAACAGTGGTCGGCAATCCTCAAAGAGTTCAAGAATTTCTATGTCATGGTCAGTTACCCGGACATGGTGAACAACACATGGACGGAGAGAAAGATGTACCCCGGCGACAGGACTGCCGAGCCTTTCCACCTTGACCCCGTTACTCAACTCCCAATCGACTACATCAACTGCAAGGTCAATCTGATTGATTGTGGAGAACCGTTCTAAGGAGGTGGCCCATGAAAGCTGTAAGTAATGCTTACAAGTCCAGCATGAAGTCCATCCTCCGCAATCGCTCCTTCGTAGAGGTATCTTTCGGCAATGTGGACGCTGCGGCGGCTACTGACGGTAGCTGGGGCAGCAATGGGGCGCAGAGCTATTCGGAGTTCGACACCATTGACTATAACTTCGACTACCAGGAGTCCTATGCCGCCCTGGAACTGAACCGGTGGGCCTTGGACGGTAACACGGTCATCGTTCCGGCATCCGGCACTAAGTATGACGGGTTCATTTCGAGCCACATGAGTAATGCGAACGGGGAGTTCACCGTGAGTGCGGTCATGACGAAGACCTTCTCCAATCCCCATGAGTTCCCCGGGCTGACCCTCACCTTTGACACCCGGTATCAGGAATGGCCGGAAACCGTGACTGTGGAATTTTGGCTTGACGGCTCCGTGAAGGAAACCGTCACGCAACCGGTGACCGGAACCAAAGTGGTCATCGGGGCAAAGGCGGAGTCCTCGGATAAAATCACGATCACATTCGGGAAGTGTTTACCCTACCGCCGTCCCCGGCTGGAACAGGTTCTCTACGGTGTGGAGATGATCTTCGGGAACAAGGACATTGTTTCCATCAAGCAGAGCCACGATGTAGACCCCCTGAGCCGCAGGCTCCCGAAGGAGGTCATGGAGTTCACCATCATTGACCATGAACACAATTATGACCCGGATAACCCGGTTGGCATCTACTCCTATGTGGACAAAAACGCCCCCATTTCCCTCCGATATGGCTATGAGCTGCCGGACGGGGAAGTGGAGTGGATTAAGCCGGATAAGTACCTCCTGACCGGCAAACCCCAGACCAAGAATAACCAGGCCACCTTCTCCTGTACCGGCCTGATCGGCAGTCTGAGCGGTTCCTTCTACAAGAGCAAGCTGGGGAACAAGAACCTTTACGACATGGCCGAAGAGGTTCTGATGGACGCAAACCTGACCCTGACAGAACATGGTACCCACCCCTGGGTCATCGACCCCACTTTGAAGCAGATGTTCACCACGGCGGCTCTGCCCATTGACACCCACATGAATTGTCTGCAACTGATCGCCCATGCGGCCCGGTGCCGCCTCTTCACGGACGATGACAACATCATCCACATCAAGCCCTTCGGAGTGACGGTGACCGGCATTTACAGCGGTGAGTGGTCGGACAACGGCCATCTCTGGTACAGCGAGTGGGACACGGTGGACAGGGGCAATCAGGTCGGCAACACCTATTGCACTTTGGAGCTGAACCGGTGGACGCTGGACGGACAGGCTCAGGTCATAGTGCCTGACGAAGACCCTTCCGGCAGAGGGTATATCAGCGAGGCCATGACCGGCGCAGAAGGTAGCTTCACCACCGCCCCGGTCTTCACCAAGGAGTTTGATGTATCTCACGATCTCCCGGTGGTGGCAATCCGTTTTGACACGCCTCTGAATGAGTACCCGTCCTCTGTCCAGGTCAAGTATTACCGCAATTCTACGCTTCTCGACACCCAGACGGTGAGTGAGATTGACTCCGCTGAGGTCTTTGTCAGTAGCAACCTTGCTTTTGACTGTACGAAGATTGAGGTGACCATGTATGGCAATCTCCCGTACCGCAGAATGAGAGTGAGCAAGGTGTACTACCGGGAAACCGACTTCACCCTGGACTTCTCTTCCATTGCAGAAAAGAGCCAGTCGATCAGCAAAATCGACCAGCTCAAATCGGTAACTGTGGCCCGGTATGCGTACACCGCAGACAGCGAGGCCCAGAAATTGTATGAGGAAACGACCACCAAAACACAACTTCATGTTGAGTTTTCTGGTCTGGCACAAGATATTCAGATTTCGGTGAGCGGCGGAAGCGTGGTATCTCAGGCGATCTACGCCCGGGCAGCGGATTTGGTGTTATCCTCCGGCACCAAGACCGTGACCATCACCGGAAAATCCCTTTCCGAAAACTCGGTGGTCGTTTCCTACCCCGTAGCTTTGGAAGGGGAAGTGGACAAGGAGGAAAACCCCCTTATCACCAACGATACCATGTGCAATGCCCTGGCAGACCATGTGAAGAGCTATCTGACCATGCGGAACACCTACGATGCTGACTACCGGGGCAACCCGGAAATGGAAGTGGGTGACATTATCGGCTTGCAGACGGCCTACACCCCTGAGATGGACGCACTGATCTTGGTGGATGAAATCACATTCAACGGCTCTCTGAGCGGAAAGATGAAGGTGAAAGGATTGATATGAGCGTCATTGATACTTTGGTCTATGACCGCACACAGGCCGATGTGGAACGGGTTTTCACCTTGAAGAACAAAATTCTCACGGAAGGGCTGACCGCTCTCTCCGTTGAGGAAAAGGCCGAGTACATGGCCGGAATGAAGGGTGCCTACAACTACACCGACATGAACAGAGTGGGTCAGGCGGTAGAGTACATTGCCGACCGAATGACCACTCTCCCGGAAGAGCTGGCGGCATACCGAGCGGAGAAAGGAGTAGCAGATGACCCGATCTATCTGGTTCCCTACAATCCCTCGTCCGTTGTGGTGTCTGCGAAAACCGATTGGGCCACGGGGGACACGCCCACACAATCGCTTGTGGCTGCGTTCCTCAACAACCTCACGGTTCTTCGGAAACAGCTCACCCTTCCTTCGGATGCTCCGGCTGTTCCGGCCACCTTAGACAACCTGACCTTTCAGGTCGCCAATAACATCGAATATCTGCTATATGTCATCGACACGGCCCTGACCGAAGTGGAAACGGAGCTGTATTCCAAGATCGACCGCACCGTGGCCGCTTTCCAGTACGCCAATCTGTGCAATAGCGGAGATTAAAGGAGGATAACATGAAAGATACTGTCATCAAGGGAACGGGGACTTCCCGGAAGCTAAAGGCTCCGGCCACAATGCCGGAAACCTTTGACGAGTGGCGCAGTCAGCTTTTGGCTGGTACCGCCACCGTGGACATTTCGCTGAACCCCGCTGGGTGTGATGTAGTCGGCACCGCACTGACCAAGGAAACGCTGCTGAAAGACGCTACGAAGACCGCCCTGGAACTGAGCCAGTCCGACCCCACGGTGGATGACGCTCTGTACGCCCTCAGCCAGAAGGGTTCTCCTGCCGAGGTTCATGTGATTGCCGACAATGGCACCCAGGTCACCATGACCAAGGGCGGTAAGACCCTGACCGCTATGGTGTCTGGGGGCGAAGCGGTTCTCTATCCTACGGAGCTGGGAGAGTGGACAATCAAGTACACCTTCGATAGCTCCCAGAAGACCAAACAGTGGAAGTTGGAAGTCATCGGCATCGTCTATGTCTACCCCTTTACGATTGGGGACAACCTGAACGACACGGATTGGGCAGACATTGACATTTGTGGCCGTCTGGGCATGGCCCAGCAGTTCTTCAAGGTGGGCGACTCGAAGACCGTCAATATCGGCGGCACCAATTATGAGGTGCAGATCATTGGCTTCAACCATGACGATAAGGTGTCTGGCGGTAAAGCCGCTTATTCCTTCCAGCTTGTGGACTGCCTGAACCAAACCCAGCAGATGAACACCAGCAACACCAATACTGGCGGCTGGAACGGCTCTGCCATGAGAGGCAGAATGTCCACCTACAAGAGCCAGCTCCCGGCAGCTCTTCGCAATGTCATCAAGACCGTCAAGAAGAAGTCCGGCACCGGTGGAGGCTCTTCCTCTGGAACCCAGCAGACCAATGATGACCTCTTCCTCCTGTCCGAGATTGAGATTTTTGGCACTACCACTTACTCGGTCGCCGGTGAGGGTACGCAGTACGAATGGTACAAGGCCGGTAACAGCCGGATTAAGAAGGTCAATGGTTCTGCGAACG